ACTGTATCGATGGTAAAGATACAGAATCAAAGGATAAAGAGCCTTTGAGATAACACATTGCCACATCCCGGTTATATCATCGAGATGGCTGTAGAGCCTGTGGTTGTTCACGACTTCGATGGAGTCCATACAACGTAAGTTGTTTGAAAAATTGGGTGAATTGCTGGAAGACCGGATCTGAAAAGAAGGTTAATCAGCAGCCAAGCCAGACGACAATCTGGAAGGTTCAGAGACTAGACGACGAGAGGAAACTCGGTAATTCGTCCACGAGCGCCCAACCCCTATATAAAGGGTGAAGATATAGTCCAATCACAAGAGTCCTTAATCTTGTGGGTGAGGATAAAGAGCCACACCATTAATACTTGTTCGAAACAACCCGGTCAAACTGTTCAATTAGACAGATATCGCTTCTGGGGCAATCCTGGCAATAAGGATTCCAGAGAGCGTACTGCTGATCAAACACTTGGCACAGCATCTAGCAGAAACATTGTTAAGGACAAAGTCCTCGTCAACCTAAAAGAGTACACCGGTCCTGCTGATCCAGCAGCTCCAACTACTCCTTCAACATTCAAGGTTGCTCGTGAGACTCTCTTAACAGCACAGCGTCTACTTTTAGACACTGGTAACCTCAACGTCTTCCATCAGTCAATAGGTTCATTAACCCTTCTTGATGACTACAGACGTTGGAGAGATAGAGTATTTGCTGACGAACTATTCAAGGCAGAAGCTAACGGTTTAGCATCTTCAAGTGAAGGTGGTTACTACTTCCCTGGTGGAGCTGCAAAAGCAGCAGGTAACCCAGTCTTTACATACGGTGCAAACATATCAGCTAAGTTCGACGTAAAGACAGACCTACTTCAGGTCGTCAAGGATATGCGTAAGAGAAACGTACCTACGTTCTCTGATGGCTACTACAGATGTATTGCTGATCCAACAGCAATGATGCATCTTCGCCAGAATGACGCATTCAGAGAGATCGCAAGGTATGCCGGTAATGGCATGGTTAACCCCATGAACCCATCCGAGGCTCCTAATGCGAACTTCTTCCAAGGTATGGGTCCAGCTTATGGACAAGCTGGCTTCGTTGCCGGACAGCCTGTCATGCCGACGGGATTTTTGTTCGAGGGCGTAAGATGGTTCGAATCAACCAACTTGCCTGAGAAGACTATCAATGCAAACATTGCAGTTGACACAGCAAATGCTGGTGCAGCTAACTATACAATTGCCCCAATGTTGTTCTTCGGACCACAGGCAGTTGGTGTAGGTATTGGTGGTAACAACGCACAGATTCTTCTTAATAACAATGATGATTTCTCAAGATTCATCATTATGATTTGGAGTCTCTTTGCTGGTTTTGAAATTCTTAATAAGGACTTCATTACCGTTGCTTACTCATTCGTATATTGAGGAGGTAACTAATAATGGCTAAAAAGATATACCCCGGTAACTGGGTTACTAATTTAAGTAGTTACCAAGGCCAGCCAGTTGTGGCTTGCCCAGGTCGTGTTTATTACCACAAGGTTGGTTATGCGCTCGTAACTTCTACAGGAGCTACTGAGTTTGCAATTACCATCCCTAGCCCTGATATGCGTGGCGACGACAAAGTTCGTGCCAACATCACAGGACTCACAATTCCAGCAGGAGCAAGCGTATACCACGTAGGTATTCGTGTTCCTGATATGCGTAAAGATCTAGGAGTCGGCACTGCTGCTTCAGGTCTAGTTGGTACTAACTCAGACACAATTGCTGTCAAGGATGCTGCTGGTTCAGCGGCTGGAAGTATCACAACTTCTGTTGTTTCATCTCCAACTATTGCTGTTGCGAGTGCAACTATTGCACCAGCATCTGCCAAGAAAGGACTTGTAACAGCAGCAGTTCTTGCAGGAGCAGAAACTCTTAAGGTTTATGTTCGTAATGCAGCAGGTAACGGCGCTGGAAGTGCTTTATCTTCTACACAAACTGGTGGTACACCAATCATCGTTGAAGTCTCATACTTCATAGACGATGAGGTTGCTGGATTGGATGATACATACATCCCATTCATCACAGAGACCTAAATTACTAGGTTTTCTCACTACAATAAGAGCATCTCTAACGGGGTGCTCTTTTTTTATGGCGTTATATCAAAATCAAAAGAACGGTCAGGTTGTCGAGTTCATTGGACATCACGACAAAGACTGGGCAATGGTCAAGAATGCAACAGGTGTAGTTCAATATGTTGCCTTAGATGATCTTGTTTCTTACGAAGCAAACAAAGGTCGAACGGGTCAGAAGGTTGAACCGGTTGTTATGGAAAAGAAGGATGAGGATAAGATTCCAGAAGCTGTAATCCCATTGGATACAAGGCTTAATGTGAATGTTGCTACAGCAGAATCATTAGCAAAGCAAGTTAAAGGGATTGGATACGCAACTGCTAAGAAGATTATCGAACTTAGACTATCTCTACCCGGAGAAAGATTTTCAAAACTAGATCAGCTTAAAAAGATCGCAAGAGTTGACTGGGAAGAGGTATTTAAAGAAGACCTTATCTACATTGCCTAGAATAAAGCGAAAGTCGCTTTTATTTACGGTTGGAACTTAACGACTACGACAAAAGCCGTACAAGGTTCCATCTTGGCTATAACACCGGAGCGAATTTGCCTGCCGGTGATATTGCTCGTTTAGAAGAAGCAATGGCTCGGGTTCCTGATAGTTATTTCTATGAGCGAATCATTGAGCATCTAAATCGTTGCGATAAGGTCTACAGGCTTTCTCAGATCTTTAAGACTGAGAGTGCTCCACAGCCCAATATGGTCCAACGGATTACTGGGGATACTGACAGGCAGATCATGCAGTCAGATCCTATTAAGGCAGATAAGACCTATCGAGAGGTTTACCTCAGAGAAGTTGATCGGTTAGCTGAAACTCTGTATGTGGCTAACTATCGACGAGATGAGGTAAGGAGATACGCATTCGATCGATCTGGATCTGAATACATCATGGCAATCAAAGGTCCGGCTGATACAGCAGTTGGCACAAGAATTGCTCAAGCCGTTGGATCACAAAACTGGAGGTAACCACGAACCATGTCAGACAATTCACCATATGGAAGCCGCCTAGGAGTTGGAGGCAGACATAATCAAATAAAACAAGGTATTTTTGATCGCAAAAAAGAGCAAGCATTAGAAATGCTGCGTGAAACGGATTATTTTGACGACAAGAAAATCGTAGACATAGATAGGGCAGAGCAAAATATTCAAGGTAAGCCCTCAGTAGAAAGTAATGAAAAACAGGAGGTTTTACCGACTTACAACGCTGGTGCTCAGACAGAGAGGAATCGTCAGAGTCAGATGAATCAAATGCTTCAGCAGCATGGAAAGGTTCTTCTTGATCCTGCTGGTGGAGCTGTTATAGGTGGTGGCCTTGGTTTGGTTTTAGGAGATGGAAAACCTTTACCTGCTTTGCTAGGAGCTGGAGCTGGATATCTGCTTGGTAGGAGTAACACAATTAATTTGCCATCAAATAAATCTTTTGATGCGAGTCAAGCAGTAGAAGGTACTCAACCAATCAACGAGCAGGCAATACAGCCAGCACCTGAACTACAAAGAGATGAAATAACAAGTCAAAGCGAAGCAGTCTATGAAAAGAAAGCAGATATCTCTGGCATAGATCCTGAACAAGGTGGATTGGAAATTGCTCCAAGTCTGACCGACGCAAATACAAATAGAGCAAATGCTTTTGGTGATCCGGTCACGTTATTAGCTCAGTCAGTCAAGACAACAACAGAGGATGATTTTAATCCAGCATTTAACTCCAACATGCAACCACAAGTTGGCGGAGAATCAGGATTAGAATTACCTGCCCCTGGAGGACAACCAGGAAATGTTCCCAACCCAGCAGACGAGTTAGTCACATCATTCACGAAAGGAAGAGTTCCTAATTATGTATTCCAAGCTCTAGGCGGAGGATCTGTGGCATGACTAAAAAAGCCGAGCACATGAAGTATAAAGAAGGTGCTAAAAGATCTTTCCGACCAAATGAGTGGTATATCAATAAGCAAGAAGAAAGAGAAGTTAATAATTATCTAACTGGATCGAAAGGTGGAGTACCTAACAATCCTCAAAACATCAGATCATTCCAACCAGTACCAGCTCCAGCAGATCCTGCTGGTTCTATGCAAGGAGATCAAGTTGTCAGAAGAAATCCATATGGTGATGGTGAACAGATCGTTAACAACGAAACGCCTACATTTACAAGACCAAACCAAAGGGGTTCATCATTTGATCCTCCTCCAGTTCCAGTCGAAAGAGCTGGCAAAGTGAAACCTGTAAAGGAGAAGGCACAGAAAAGAGGCATGAGTACATCTTTAGGTCTAATGAATAGCGGACCTCTCAGGGATATCTCTCCTGTCTAATTGAGATCTTCCGGTATCGAATTCTCAGTAAACTTTCTATAGATGGTTAATTAAATGGCAACGAGTAGTTCAAACAAAATGCCTCTGTTGGTCGATAGACCTCTGCATTCATTCGCGACAATTGGTGGTACTGCTGGACTGGTAACAGCAACCAATTTCAATACGCCAGCTCCAGCAGGATTTGTCGTTCTTGTTGATTGTTCTGGAAACGATGGAGCTGTTGTTGATAGTTTGTCCATCGTTGCATTAGAAGCTAATACCACTGCTAGAAATGTTTTAGTTTTCTTAAGTACAGCGACAACCGCGACATCCATAACAACAGCAAACTCGGCATATGTAGGAGGAGCAGCAATTGCTTCCTCGGCTGTTGGTACTAGAACAAATATTCCTTTACCTCCACTAAGTGTTCCTGTGCCTAATTTGGCGAGCCCAGCAGCAACGATGGCAGCATATCCAACTGAAACAGATAAGAAAAATACAGGCTTATATGTCCCATCAAGTGCATTGCTTTATGTAGGAGTTGATCAAGCGATTGCGGCTCCAAGTGCAAATACACGAGTTCACGTTTTCGCTCAAGGAGGTTTCTTCTAAGTCATGTCGTCACTTGCTGATACAGGAGCATATTTAGATCAGCTTTACCAAGAGAAATTTGGTAGAGCACCTGACGCAGCAGGTAAAGCCTATTGGCAGGCTGAATTAGATTCAGGAAACTTAAACGCGGATCAAGTTGCTGCTTCGTTTGATGCTTCCGATGAAGCAAAACAGATTAAAGCAGATAAGGAAGAAGAAACTCGTCAATTTATAGAAGATACATACAAGATTGAATTAGACAGAGAGCCAGATACCGCAGGAGCTAATTACTGGGCTGAACAAATCAATAGTGGGACACAAACGCAACAAGAAGTTGTAGATAATTTTAGGCGTA